GGTTTTGTTATTTTATGTATTTCAAAGTTAAGCCACATAAGAAGTATTACAACGGAAAGAAGATTTCCAAATATGATAAGGCTTTGCGCTTAATGCAGAAAGAAAGAATAGCACGTGAAGAAATTATACAATTACCAAACGGAGATTTTAAAAAGGTTATCAATACAAGTTAATACAGCCTGTTTTAGACACTAACTGCTAATAGGTGAAACGGTGAGCAACAAGGTAACTTCTTTAATGGTAAGCCCAGCGGGGTGCTTTTAAATCCCTTTTACAATCTCCTTCAAATGTTAGGCACGGACGTAACACTTTCCTCTAACAGCCACACTTATTCGATAGCTCATTATACCGATAATAAATAGGTAGGAGTGTTACTTCTTTAGGGGTAGGGGTAACACTTCTTTCTACCAGCCTTTTCTCCTACTATTACCCGATAACAATCGGTTTATTCTTTCACAATTAAATTAAACTAAACATGCAAATAGGAACTAAAGTAGCAATAAAATGGAGTAAAATGAATGGCGAAATAATTGACATAACAAGTGAGCGATTAAATTCGCCTTATCCAGTTACAATCTACCATGTTAAAAACGAAAACGGGGTAATTGAAAAATGCGACCGAAAAGAAATTAGAATTAACGAGCACATCTAAAAACATTTTCAAGATTATTTTTATATTTGAGGTATGGATTCTAATATACTTTGTAGCGAAATAGCGAGGATTACAGGAGATACTTGTATTTTGATGTTTTCCCGAGGGAAAGATTCAATTGCATCCTATTATCAGCTAAAAAAATACTTCAAAAAAATACACCTTGTTTATAAATATCGAGTTCCTGACTTGAAATTTGTCGAGGAAAGTTTGCAATATTTTGAAGATAAGTTTCAAAGAGAAATAATAAGGATTCCGCACCCTGCTTTTTATAAACAAATAAATGGATTTCTATTTCAATCGCCCGAAACTGCGTTACTTATACAACAGCTTGGACTGCCAACGCAACAGCCAGCAGACTACGACAAGTTTTTGCCTATTGACTTAAATTGCCCAAATGCTTTCATTGCAACCGGCATCAGATTAAATGATTCGCCAATTAGGCGACATGTTATAAACAAGCACGGTGCGTTGAATGATAAAAAGAAAACATTTTATCCAATATACGACTGGACAAATGAAGATATTCGTAAGTGCTTGATTGAAAACGATGTGAAGTTGCCTATTGACTACGATATATGGGGCAAATCAATGGATGGACTTGACTACCGGTTTATAAAGCCACTCAAAGAACATCTCCCAGAAGATTACGAACAATGCAAAAAGTTTTTCCCATTACTTGACCTTGAAATTTTACGCTATGATAACATTTGATGATTTAAAAAACGGAACAAAGGAAGTTAAGCAACCTAAAGAAAAGATTGAAGTTGACAAGAATTTAATTGTTGACTATCCCGAAGAGCGGAATATTGTTGACGACACAAATGCAGAGATTAAAACGCTCAAAAAGTCCTTTCAATCAAAACTCGATAAAGAAAAAGAAGCTAAAGACAAAAACATTAACCCTAACTTTTGGTTTGCTGTCTACTTTCAAGACGAAGACCAGAAAAACGAGTTTCTTGAAAAATCAAAAGCCAGCGCGATTACTTCCGGTGTTTATATTGATGGATTAAAATTGGCAGAAGTTTTGGGAATAAAAATGGAGCGAAAGGATATAAAAGCACCTGGCAAATTCAAATCTTTTAAGCAATAATGCAATTACGAAAACTGAACAGAAATGCGCAGAACACAGCAAATCGCATCGCAGCTATCCCAACTATCGGGGCTTAGTGGAGCAGGAGTAACATCTTACTAACGATGCAGGTATTGGCTTAGCTTTAGAAGTTGAGCCAATATTGTTTTAAACAAAAAATTATGAAGCCAGCCGAAAAAGCGCAAATAGAATTTATAAAAGACTGCCTTAGAAATGGGCAAGAAAGGAAAGATATTTTACCTAAGTTTACCGAAATTTACCACAAGTCGGAAAAAACATTCAACACCCGCCTAAAAGCCGCCACAATTGCAATACAAAGCGAAACTGACACGATAAAAGATAAAAGCGATGAATATATCGCAAAGGAGATAAGCGAGCGTAATTTAAAGATTTTGACCGTTGCTGAAAGAAAAGATATTCTTTCTAAGATGGCTATAGGTGAACTTGTAAGTCAACAAATAGTAATCATTCAAGGCAGTCCCGATTTGATGGAAGTTAAGCCATCACATGCCGACAGAAGAGCCGCAATTGCCGAACTTAACAAAATGGGCGGAGATTATTCTCCAATGAAAACAGAATTGACGCTCACTAATTACCCGCAGATAATTATACCCGGTGAAGAAACAGACGACAATTGACTTCACTAAAAACGCAAAGAAACTTTTCTCCACAGTATTCTACGAAATAAGAAAAGCTAAAACTGATTACGTAGTTGTAAAAGGCGGTTCAGGTTCTTCTAAATCATATAGCGTCCACCAATCGGAATTGCTCAACATAATGACTTCGAAAGAGGGCGACACGCTTGTGCTTAGAAAGCATGGTGCTGATTTAAGGGAGAGTTGTTATAAACTATTCAACGACTTAATAGACAAATACTGTTTACGCCAATACTTTAAATCGGTTTACTCGAACGACCAACGCAAAATAATCTATATGCCAACTGGTCGCGCTTTATTATTTCGTGGATTGGATGATAGCGAAAAAGTAAAGTCTATTGTGGGTATTAAGCGGGTTGTAATGGAGGAAGCGAGTGAATTTGAGTTGGAAGATTTCTTGGAGTTGACAAGACGGGCGAGAGGGTTTGATGACATACAGTTCATACTTATCCTAAACCCAATCAGCGAAAACCATTGGATAAAAACTACCCTGTGCGATGACAATGCTCCTTACCGCAAATCAACAACTGTTTTCTCATTTACATACCTTGACAATAAAGACGGTTACGGCAATTCATTCCTTACCGACAAGGATATTGAGCGGTTGCAAAACCTCAAACTGATTAACGAAAACCAATACAACATTTACGTGTTAGGGCTTTGGGGTATCGAAAACAAAGAAGGAAAATTCTGTTGGGCTTTCCATTCGGGACAAATTAAACAGACAATACACGAGCCTGAACGCATTACTTGGGCTACATTCGACTTTAACCGTAACCCTATGACTTGCACAATCGCGCAGATTATACCCGAAGAACAAACGTTACGCGCTATTGAGTGCATTAAGTTAGATAATAGTAATATTTGGGAGATGTGCGATAGGCTTGTTGCGAGTTATCCCGAAGCGTTATGGATGGTTACTGGTGACGCAACAGGGCAAAGCGGGTCGGCTATGGTGCAGGATAACATGAATTACTACAAGATAATAATTCAGAAGCTGCAAATCAATGAACAACAGGTTAAGATACCTACTAAAAACCCTCCGATTGAAGAAAACCAACTACTTGTAAACGCAGTGCATAAGAACTGGAATATTGAGATTGACCCTGACCGATGCCAACCGCTTATTTACGATTTGACTTACGTAGAAATGAATGCTTATGGCGAAATAGTAAAGGATAGAAGCAGCGCGAAGAAGTTTGCAGATTTCTTGGACGGTTGGAGGTATATTATAAATATTGGTGTTCGACCTTATTTAAATTTCATGCAATAGAAAGTTTTTGTATTTTTGGCGAAACTTTAAGCTATGGACTTATTAGCCGGATGGCGTAAACAATACTATGCTAAACACATGATTGACTTACGTGTTGAATCGCACCGTGAACAAGAAGTTAAGAAGATTATTATTAACGCGGCTGTAAATTATCCTAAATAATGGCAATAGACCTACTTGAAAACTGCTCTTTATGTTATCAGTTCGCACTTAGCGAATTTCCTACGCAAATAATTATTGATGGTAATTTAGACCCGACTAAGGAATATTATTTTAAGGTAACTGATAAGTTTAATAACAGCTATGTAACCGTTCCACTTACTCCCGATGTTGACGGTATTGTTACGATTCAAGTGTTGACAGATGGATATTTAGTGAGTTCATTTGTAAATGAGCCGTCCGCAGCATGGTTTAATAAGAACGCGGGAATATTTACGATTGAAGCAAGTTTAGAAACTCCGCTTTGGTCGCCTGAAACATTTACTTTTCAAGGTTTGCCTTATGAGTGTATCGCGGTTCAGTTTTTTAATGATGATAGTGATAAAAATACGATTGAATAATGTTAGACCTACTCCTATTCTCTTTTTGTTGTTCACTTGCTTGCACGGCTATTCATGTATCGGTTACTTGGGAGGGGATGGTGTTGAATTGGACTGTTCCGCATTTGGATTATTTCTTTAGATGGTTAAGAAAGCCTATTTACGAATGCCTTATCTGCATGTCCTCTTTTTGGACTGTGTTTTTTTGGTGTTGCTATATAAAGCCGATTGGCTTTGAAATGTTATTCGCGGTGCTGGTTACTTGTGGGTTTAATGTGATTATCCGGTGCATTATTAACGCAACAACAGAGGACGATGGGTGCTAGGGATTACGAAACTGAAATAGACTTCTCTGTATGGAGATTTACTGGCAAGTGCGGAACGTGTAGCGGAATTACTAAATATAAATACGCGCACCTGACTAAGCCTAATGTGGAGTTACAGGTAGTGCCAAGTAATAAGCCGAATAGTAATAGGTTTCAAGTAGTAGAAAGGATTAATAATAGAAAGGCAGTTACAATACAGGGGAAGATTAGTGATATGAAAACTTTATTAGCGTCTATATGAAATTCATAGAAAAACTCAAAACAATACTTAAACAGGAAACTAAGTTCCCGACTTCCACAAAGCACATTACAAAGTTTGCTTTCGAGATTGGCGGGGTAAAGTATTATGAGTTTGATACTATCGCTAATTTGCCATACAAACGCGCAATGAAGTTCTTCTCGGTTTATGACGAACTAAGTATGAAGTGTGATGCTTTCTACTTAAACGCGCACGTTAAAGCTGTTAAATCAATACTGACAGGAGGAAAGAAGGTAGGATTAGAAGAAATGAGCAAACTGTTATCGCTTAACGCACAATTAGAAGAACGATTAACATGGGTGCATAGTGAGGACTTGGTTTATAAACTTGCATCGGTTGTATTCTTTGACGCAAACGAAAGTCCAGATGATTGGGAATGGCAATACGCATTAAAGAAAATAGAATACTGGAAACAAAACGAATCGGCAGCATCTTTTTTTTTGCACGAGCCAATAGTGAGGTTATTGCCTTATTTAAAAGATTCTCAATTGACTTCCCCGAATTATTCGGACACTCAAAAGAAGATAGACAAAGCACAGTTGGAAAAACTCTTGCAAGTGTTGTCGGGAGTTCAGAAGATAAGTTTACCGAATTATACAGAACGGTTGTTCTCGGAGGAGATGAAACAAAGTTCGCCCAAGTAGACGATACAATTTATGAGTTTTTTACTAAGCTAAGTAAAGGACTAAAACGGAACACAAAAACGCCTCAAATGAAAGCAGGTGGCAGACCAAAATAATGTCGTAATAAATTTTATCGGAAATACCGATAGTTTACAAGCAAGTTTAGTGGAGGTTGGTAAAGAAGCTGTTGCGGTTGGCAAAGTTTCTCAAGCTGCGTTTAATGATTTCAATAAAGCTAACCAACAAGCGGACGCTGGTATTCAGAAAACAACAGGTGATTTACAGAATCTAAATAAGGTTGTTTCGAGTGGAGCGGTTAAAGAATATTCTAAAGACTTACAAGGGGCGGTAGAAAAGTTATACGACCAAGGCAAGATAATGGAAGCCTTGATTTTGAAATATGGTAGTGCGTCTAAGGCATTGAAAGAAATGCAAAAGGAGCTAAATACTATGGCTGCTTTGGGTCAACGCAACACCTCCGCGTTTAAAGACCTAACAAAAGTTACCGCAGAGTTACAAGATACGATTGGCGATACACGGGGCGAGATTAAGAAACTGGCATCCGACACTAAGGTTTTTGATTCATTGGTGCAAAGTGCGCGTGGTGTTGCTGCTGCTTTTAGTGTTGGGACGGGAGTAATGGCGGCTTTCGGTAGTGAGAATGAGGACGTTCAAAAGACTTTGCTAAAAGTTCAGGGCGCAATGGCGGCTTTACAAGGGGTTCAGGAGTTAGCGAATATAGCTACTGAAAAGGGGGGTATTGTAACTCAGGCATACGGATCAGCATTAACAGCAGTTGAGTTTATCCAAAAGAGATTTGCGATTAGTTCTGCGGCTGCGTGGGCTGCGGCTACCGGTGGCGTAACATTGTTGTTTGCGGCAGTAGGCGCTTTAATCTATTGGCTATCGAACGCCTCCGATGCACAGGAGAAGCTAAATGAGGACTTAAAAGAATACGATAAGTTAAGCGAAGAAATCAACGAAAAGCAACGCGAGAATAGAAAATCAGAAGTTGAAAACTATTACCGTCAAAAAATACTAAACTCAAAAACGGAACGCGAGGCGATACTTCTTGAGATTGAAATGGAGGAGAAGTTAGGGGAGGCGATTAAGCAGAAAATAAACTTCCAAAAACAGGCAACAGAAGCAGCTTTGGCTGGAGGTGGCGCGAATAACCCTTACTACGTTGAACTTAAAAATGCTTTAGATAAGTCGCTAAAAGAGGAGTTAGATTACGAGGAAAAGGTAAAGGCATTACGCGATAAGTTAGCCAAAGAAGATTCAGACAGAGAAAAGAAATCGCTGGATAATTACCTAAAGAACCTACGCGAACGCCAAAAAGCTGACGAGGCTTATATCCTTAGCCTACTTAATGCCTACGATGAAGCAGACGAAAAGCTACGTGCTGCTTTAAAAAACGCTGGCGACAATACCGAATTATCCAAAGAGCAACGTATTCAGTATTACTTCTTAGCCGGTATGGATAAGGACGAGATAGCGCAGCGGTTAAGTTCTATTCTTTCCCAAGCAGACAAGGATGCCGCAGATGTTTTAAATTCTCGCATAAAAGATACGCAATACAACCGCGCATACTTTCAGCAGATTTGGGAGGATGACAATAAGAAGAAAGCGCAGGAACAATTAGCACTTGATAAAGCCATTAGTAGCGCGTCAATTCAAATAGCTCAACAAACCGCCGATGCTATTTTTGAAATAGAGAGAAACGAAAGACAATCGGAGGTTGATGCTCAAATAAAGAAACTTGACGAAAAGAAAGAAAAAGAGTTATCAGATAAAAATCTGACAGAAGCGCAAAAGAATCAAATCAGTTTGCGATATGCTAAAGAAGAAGCACGAATAAAAACTATTGCATGGGAGGCAGATAAGCAAGCTAAAATACAGCAAGCTACTATAAACGGAGCTTTAGCGGTTACGCGTGTATTTGCAGATAGCCCACCGGTTACACCTGCCCAAATTGCATTAGACGCAGTTGCGGTTGCTTTAATTGCCGCTACTACTGCCGTTCAAATCGGAGTAATACAAGCTACAAAACCACCAGCATTCGCAAAGGGAACTGAATACGTAGGGCTGAATGGCGCACCACGTGGAACAGATACGATTCATGCGATGCTTAATGAGGGGGAGCGTGTTGTTCCTACTCATATTAACCGAAAGCTAAAAGGGATTTCTAATGATGATTTACCTAAGTTAATGGAGGCATACTACGCACCGATGCCACATGCACCGGAGCTAAGCGGGATGAATATTGTAGTGGCACAAGAACCTATTGATTATAAGAAATTGGCGAGAGCCTTTGCTGATGAATTAAGGGCAAGCCCTCAAACGCATTTGCATTTTGATAGAAACGGGTTCGCGCTAAATCTTATTGAAAAAGGAAAGAATGTTCAAATTCTAAATAGCAGATATGATGGATAATTTAGTAGCACATATAAATATTCCCATTGTAGGATATGGTTTGAGTTTGGGATATTCTATCAAACTCATTACTGCCCTGTTTGTATGTCTTGCCATCACCGCATGTAAATTCTTTTTTGCACGATTGAGCAAACAAGCAAATGGCGACAGATGCAATCAATATCTTTTTCATAGTAACAAATTTACGGTAAAAAAATCCATTTCTCCAAATGCAGCTTAGATTTACCATAATAGACTCTAACGGAGGCGAAACGGAAATTCAAGAGCCGGTTGGATGGGATGCTATTACGTTACGCATGAAACGCGACAAAACATGGCACGGGTTCTTTGACTTTGTAGATGATTCGATGGATTCGTTGCAGTTTGTGGGTGATGGGTTTGCGGTGCTTAAAACGGAGTATGAAGATAAAGGAGCACATGCGAATGTTCAATTAAGAGTTGAATTTCAATGCGCAGATGGTGATGCTTACGACTTACTATATTTGGGAAGATTTGTCTTTTCAAGTTATAAAGAAATATGCGGGGATGAATGTATTTCCACATGCGGGGTTGAGGCATTGGATTTTCTAATGATATTCCGTAACCGATACGACCAACAGGTAAACTTAGATTCATTGCGCCCATTTGATGGATGCGAGGGAATTGATATTAAAGATGTGGTTTGCGATTTTGAAGCAGCAACAAAAGAAATAACTGTTTACGGTCAAATATTCTTAGTTGATATAGTAGGGCAGTTTTTGTATGTATCGGGGACGGCTTCAAATGACGGCACATACACAATAGTTTCTATTTCTATTGTTGGCAGCGATACTGTAATTGTTGTTAGTGAATCTTTGGTAGACGAAACTGGCGTAACATGCGATTTGTCTACCGGATGCTTAGTACCTTATGACGGTATTAACAAGCAGATAATTCTACCATCTCAACCAATTAGGCTTATCAGCGAATGGAAATTGCTTGATGATACTCGGTATGAAATGGATTTGTTGCTGCCATACGCGCCACCACCACCATTACCATTAGAAACTCCAGCATTTTCTCCTGCTATTGGTGCGACAGCTTCTGATATAGACCAAACTTCGGGCGGTTCTTCTTTGGCAAATCATAATCCATTAACAGAATCAAATCCACCCGATGCTTGGGTGTCATTTCAAGGGACTTCTTTAAAATGTGGGGGCGGTGCGCAATTGAATATAAATATTCATGCCTCGCTAATAGACCACGATGGCTGCCCTATGCCATTCCCCGATACGGTAGAATGGAAATTGGTAATAGTAAAAGCCCCTGCGTTTAATCCTATATGGGGACTATTTGCGGCAAGTGAAACAGCGGGACCAAATAGATGGGAATATTCAACGACTACCGATTCTCTTGTTGTGGTAGACACGATAAATTTTGCAAGTTTTGGTGATGGCGATATTCTTTGGATTTATTTTCAGTTTGACATTGTAAACTACCTGCCAAACACAGGAACATACGAAAACTGCTTTCCCGATTTATTTCTTCTAAAGGATGATTTTTTTAGAATGACCTATGATAGTGTATGCTCTGATACAAATACCAGAGTTTATGAAATAAACGAAGTTATGAGCCGGTGCGTTGAGGCTTACACCAATGATGAGATGCGAGTATTTTCTAATTACTTTGGCAGAACAGACGCGCAACCATACCCAAGCGATGTAGACGGATGCGGAGGACTTAGAAGTATAGCAAACGGATTGAAAATAAGAAATGCAAACTCCCCCGATGGAGTTAGTCAGCCACTAATGACAGTAAGCATGAAAGACACTTTCGATGCGCTGAATGCTACCGATAATATTGGCATGGGCTTAGAGGACGACCCGAATCGCCCCGACCATAAACTAATCAGAGTTGAGCCGATAGATTACTTCTTTAATGATACTGTTTTAATGACTTGCGACAGTATTCGTAAAGTAGAAAAGGATGTTGATGCATCAATGATTTTTTCGCGTTACAAAGGAGGCTATCAAAAGTTTGAAACGTGGAACTCTAACGGGCTTTATGACTTATTCGCCAATAGAGAATATAGAACTCAACTATCGGAACTTAAAAACGAATTAGATAGAACTTGCGCGTGGATTGCCAGTAATTACGCAATAGAAATTACACGTAGACTTTACGGAACAACTACAAGCGACTGGAGATACGACCAGGATATTTTCTTCGTTTGTTTTCAAAGAAAAGCAACCGCAGACACAGCAATTTTCATTCATAACGTTTCTTCCGATATTATATATTTAGTGCCGCCTTATAATGTTGACGTTACGCAGTTTAACGCGGGGGATTCAATTGTAATTACCGGTTCTTCGCTAAACGATGGAACATATACGGTTGTTTCTGCTGCTTTGCAAGGTGGAAACATTGCCGTTACTGTTGCCGAAACCGTTATTACTGAATCTACCGTAACCATTGAAATAGTAAACAACACAACGCCTTTTGTAATAGTTGAGCAGGGTGTAGATAATCCAACTAATATTTTATTTCCAGATACTGTATTGAATTACCGATTAGCACCTTCACGTAATGCGATGCGATGGTTTAAATCAATACTGCAAAGCTATCGTCAATTTCTTACCTCCAAAATGATATTTACTGCGGGTGGTGGAAATATTTTGGCAAGTGGTGAAGTGCTGAATGATGATGGTTGCCGTTTAGAAAACCAACTAATACAGGAAAAGCAGGATATAGATTTATCTTTGTTTAACGACCCTGACAATAACGTGCCGCTATTCTACCCCGAATT